TGGTTGGTGGTTCTAAATCTATGCTCAAATAGTCTATTACAGAAGGCATGTTGTTTTCTATAAAGCATTTCTCATAATCTATAGTCGTGGCATCTTCCGAGTATAGTTTTGTATTTTTTCTCTCACTCCATTCCCTAGAACTTTTGTTATGTCCGTTATTATGTAGATTAAGATCTACGCCGATGCCTCTCCACCCATAGTTTATTTCTAGAAGGGCGGTGTTGCTTAAATCAAAAGGACAGGCACATCCAATATCAACAAACGTGCCATTTTGTTTAAGATTTAATCTAGTAATAACCCAATCATCCTGTCCCATTTGCGAATATGTCATTTGAAATCACACTCCATCATAATTGTAGTCAGACATGCCGTAAGATTGATCTCGGCATCTGCAACAAAAGCAGCCTTGTATTGATAGTCTGACAATATCAACACTGCACTTGGAATCGACAGCGGTTCCATCTTCTCATAAAGAGAATCGTAGATCTTTCGAAAGATCACCGTCTGATCATTGTGAATGTTGTCATTCACCCACTTGCGAACAGAGGTGAAATTCTTGTCCTTGAGAAAACCAACGAGTTCACCAATGCGAACATCACCTGTCTCAGTCAGAACACCAACATCAATATCTCCACCAGCAGAATACCTCTGACACTCATTGAGGATTCTTCTCCAGTCCGGTGCATGGCGACTGATCAGTTTTGCGATCACTCGCTCATCATAGTCAATGTCTTCTTTGCTTAGAATCTGCTGAAGCGCATACATGAACTTCGGCATCAACTTAAGTCGATCAGACTTGTCAAACTTAAAGTCGATGACTGTGCATCTGGAGTGAAGCGGCTGAATGATTCTGTTCTTGTAGTTGCATGTGAGAACGAATCGACAGTTCTGTGAGAACTCTTCTATAAACCCACGCAATGCTGGCTGTGTCGAGTTTGCATTTGAGTAGTCGCACTCATCTAGAATGACCACCTTCTTTTGCTCCGAAAGAGATACTGTGCTAGCGAACTCTCGAATGGTTGTTCGCAGAGTGTCAATGTTGCCTTCTTCCGAGCAGTTGATGGTGATGTAATCAGATCCTAGTTGGTTACACAACGCTTTTGCAACTGTGGTCTTTCCACAACCCGGTCCACCGGCAAGAAGGAGATTTTGCATCTCTCCGCTCTCAACGATGTCCTGAAAGGTTTTCTTCAGGTTATCTGGTAGAACACAATCGTCAATAGTTTGCGGTCGATATTTTTCAACCCATAGAAATTCTTCTGTCTTCATTTTATCCATTGTATACTGATGCTGCACTCATTGCAATGTGATACGTCATCTTCTCTGTCTTGTGTCTAAACTGACTTATTCCCTTCTCTGCGATTGATACTTCATAATCGCCCGGAAGAAGTTTTAGGTACTCAGCCTTTAGATACATCTTGAATGTGGCATTCGGTGCATCTTCTGAAACACGAATAGAGTAACTATTGCTAGTAGGATCATTCTTGTCCAACGCAATGATGTCAATACCACTATCGTTGTTTGTAACACACAAATCAGGCAAACCCAAAACAGATGATGCCCTTTGTATTTCCACAAACTCTCTGTTGCTGATCTCAAAGTCAATGACGCTTTCCGGCATCTTGAAATCGGTTTCCGGTCTGCATCCCTTTACCAACTTTGGTTCTGCATAATGAAAAACTACGTTCGTGGGTCCATTGGAAATTATCATCTTCTTGTCTAGAAATTCTAGTTCTGGATCATCAAATAAGGAGAGAGTTCCTAAAAACTTACTCAGATCCCACAAAGCAAACTCTGCGGGAAAGTCTTCTTCGAACTCAACTTCACACATGATGTTTTTTGGACCAGAAACAATGACTTGATTCTTTCCTTGGACGATGTGTAGGTTTGAATTGATACTGCTAAAATTTTTCAGAATGTCTATGGATCTTTTTGATAGTTTCATTGTCTTCTTTTCACTCTTCGTAGTCATAGTCGCCATAATGTTCCTCATACTCCTCTGGTGTCATGTTACCTTGAACAAAATCTCGAATGTGTTCGTTTACTCGGTGCCTTCGATTTCTTTTCTCACCTTTTCTGGCATTCTTATAATACTCGAAATAATCATGCTCTTCGAATCTTCCCTTTTCTCCTGTCTTTTTGTCTTTCTTGTTTTTCATATGAAATCCCCTACCAAGTCGGTTAGATTAGTCAACTCCTTTTCGATTAGGTAATTAGAAACTGTAGTAAACAACCCACCACCCGGTCTAGAACTGATCTTGTTCTTCTGTTGTTCTCTTGCTGCTTTCTCGGTGATATACTGATCTATGATTGTTTCTCGAATGTTGTCAGGAATTCTAGTGAAGTCAACAAGAGTTTGATTCCTTTCCCAATGCTTCATGTCGGACAAGTTTCCATCAGAAATCATTTGAAGCATCTTCTTCTTTCCAAGAGATCGTTGTCTCTTTCCACTGGAAACAAAGGTATCATCATCAGATAGAATGTTTGGAATTCCATCGGACACATCTCCCTTTAGAATGTGTTCGAGGAGAAAGTCTTTTGGATGAGTGCATACCAGTAGTTCCTTCTTGATCGGGCTGTATTGCTTGATCGAAGGGTATCTCTGTAGTTGCATGAAATCCTTGTCGTTCGATAGAATCAGAATCTTTTCGTCACAATGAAACTGTTGACAAACAACAGCAATGATATCATCTGCCTCTGCTGTTGGAACTCGAAGCATCATCCAAGGAAAGGTTTCGTTGATCTCTTTGAGGTAGTTCTCAAAATACTCAAACACGGTCTTCCAGTCATGCTCATCCTTTGCCTTTTTTCGATTTGCCTTGTAATTGGGAAAGATTTCCTTTCTCCAGCAGTTCGAGGATTCAAGACAGAGAACAACTTCTCCGTAATCATTTTTGAACTGCTTTCTATACATGCGAATTGTGTTCAGAAACAAATGTCTGAGCATTCCTTCGTGTAGTTCACCATGCATCTTTCGGTGAACAAAGTATGAAGCCAAAAACAATTGGTTTGTGTCTAGGAGTATCATTTGAATACCTTAAGTATCACTGTATGTTCGTTGAGTCTTCCATTTGGTGATTTGATCATACTGTGCTGTGTGTTCCAAATCTTATCAAGTGAACTTTCATTTTTGATCGTTTTGATGATCTTGGTTGGATTCTTTATTGTTCTGCACTCAGACTTTTGTGGGCAGAAGTTTTGAATCGTGGTTCCCTTGACTGTCATTGTCTCATGTTCCTTTGCATAGTATACACCAAGAATGTTGTATCTGGTATTGTAAACTACAACTTTCTTTGAGTCGATGAGATCAATGGGATCAACACTCTTTAGTCCATACTCTTTGTGGATTTGAAGGTATTGCACCTTTGATACGATCTTTCTCGGGCTTATTCTTCGCTTACGACGCACAGGCTTGTTGCTGGCACTTCTCTTGAAGCAAGAAGTGACAAGAGACATCATAAATTTGTGAAGTTGCTTTTGCTGTGGTTTCTTGAGAAAAGAATATCCCTCTACAAGTTGCTTGTCTTTCCCCTTGAGAAGTTCATCCAACTCTGCAAGAGCAGGACTAAAAAGTTCTCCAAGCATTTCCGATTGCTTGTATCCTACATCTCTCTGCTGAAGCCAATCGTCAAACTTGAATGTCTTGTGGTATGTCTTTTTCTCTTTGATGGATTCCATACCCTTGTCGCATATTTCCATCAACTCTCCTGCAAACTCTGAGACTTGCTCTCTCATTCGTTCGTGTGGAGAAATGCTATTCTCTTTACGAGAATTCTTCTTGTTTTTTCCCTTGTCGATTAAGGAATTGAGTTCCGTGTTTACCACCTTATTGATGGATTCGGTGGCTGGAAATCCTCTGGAGAGCATTCTGCAATAATGACCAAAGTGCTTGAAGTCACTAAGAGGGCATCTTCGGACTAGATCAATTTGATCCTTTGTCCAAGGACTGTCCTTGCTCTTCATCCACTCTATTGTCCACTTCTTGTAGTTCTTCTTATCACCACCAACATACCAGTTGATTGCTCGGAGAACATCTACATCCAAGTTTTCAGTATCTCCATTCCAAACTGGTTCCGATCCAAACGCTCTTTCGATATAAGCCTTTTTGTTTTTCATCTTAGATACCGTAAGTTTTCCAAGCAGTAGCAACCATGTCCTTTAGTGTATATGCAGGTTCCCAACCTGATATTGACCTAAACGCTCTAGAATTAGCAACAAGAACTGCTGGATCTCCTTTCCTTCTGTCTTTATGAAGGACATCCAATTCTTGATTTGTCACCGAAACAAATTTCTCAACAACATCCCAAACAGACGATCCTTCATTCGACCCAAGATTGTATACGCCAGTGATATCGTTGTCAAGAGCAATCATGGTTGCTGATATTACATCTTCGGGATGTATATAGTCTCTTATAGCAGTTCCATCCTTTGTTGGATAATCTGCACCATAGACTTCGATCTTTCCTTCTTGGTGTAAAATACCGTTTATGAACTTAGGAAAAACATTTTCTTTTTCTTTCCATCGGGAATCATATACTTTTCCAGACATATGAGTTCCTGCAACATTAAAATATCTGAATGAGGTATACTCAAATGCTGGAATGGTATCTGACATTTGCTTGAGTATAAACTCAACCATTAACTTTGAATTACCATATGCATTGGTCGGCTTGCATGGAGTTGTCTCTGTTATGTCCTCGGCATTTTCCGGCAAGCCGTATACGGCAGCAGTGCTTGAGAATATAAACCTATGCACACCATGTCGATTCAATCGCTTTAATAAGTTTATTGTCTTTGCTGTGTTGTTGTGATAATATTTAAGTGGATTTGATACGGATTCAGGAACCGATATGTCAGCAGCAAAATGCAAACATGCTGTTGGTTTTTCGTTTTCTAATATACCATCCATCCACACATCATTGTCTATATCAGTGCAATGAACCTTCAAGTTTTTGTTGTTGTCAAAAATGTTTATCAGATTGTCGCAGGCTTCCTTGTCTCTGTCCACCACAACAACAGATCTATTTGTTGCCAATATAGATGCTACCGCGTGCGATCCTATATATCCAGCACCACCCGTAATTAAAATTTTAGAGTGATTCATTTTACGAACTCTCCCATAAACCATTCAGGAGATTCTGAAAACTTCCACTGGGCAAAGCCCGCTTTGTCTCCATTATAGTAATTGCGATATGATTGAACCACACTCGGAACCTTGTATTTGTCAGGCATACACTTGGGTCTTGATGTGATTCCGATGGTTGGTATTTGTGGAATATGGTCGTGACACCACATAATCACCTTTTCAGACTTGTGAATCTTTTTGTATCTGTTTCTATACTCCAAAGCAAGAGCAAGACCATGAATAGATAACCACCTGTAGTTATCAACGGACTGTCTTGCCCACACAGTGCATGGATGGTTGATGTATGCTGGTTTGTATGGAGCAGCATCTTTCGGATGAGCGGTGCAAAGCATCTGAGCAGTTTCTAAAACCATTTTCACCACATGCTTGTCACACTGCATTTTTGCTGCAACGATTGGATCTTTGTCTAGTACGAAGATGTTCATGCTGAAAGTATACCTCGATCTTTTGGATTGTCAATCAGTAGTTCATAATCAATATTTCATCGGATGGTTTTGTTCCACCCTTGGTCTTCATAGAATATTGCCAATCAACCTTTACTATATTATATTCATCATACATCTTGAGTAGATCTGGATGTCCATTGTATGATATTGCCCACTTGTTCTTCATCTGCTTTACCTTTTCAAAGAAGCCAACATGATCAAAATCCTTGTGTGTGCTACCTCGATCACCATACAGATTGGATGTCTCTAGCAGATATGGTGGGTCCATGTATGCAAAAAGATCTTGATGTTTTGTCATTGATTCATTGAAATCAGCAAGTTCTACACTGAGTTTGTTGTTATTGAATATACCACCAACCTGAAACTCTCTAAGTTTTTCCAAACAAGCATTGTTCCAACTGTGTTGTTTTGGTGACATGCCTCCTGAAAAGGTTGTTCCAGAAAAACTTGTTCGGTTGAGAACAAAGAATGCAGCAGCCTTCTCCACTGGATCTTTCAGATCATCATAAGACTTCTGTAAAACGTAGAACTTGATTTTGGGTAGTGGAATAGGATACTTTTTAATCGCGTAATACAATGCCCGCTTGTTGTGTAAAACCTGTTGCCAAAAGTTTACGATAGGCTCAAACAGATCATATCCATGAACACGAATGCCGTTGTATGCACATTCTATTTCTATGGAACCACCACCAAAAAAAGGAGATACCATCTCTGTTATTCCTTCTGGAAAGTATGGAAGAATGATCGGCAATGCAAATGATTTGCCACCGGGATAACGCAAGAGAGACTTATGTTTTGTTGGTCGCTTTATCTTCATCATTGTAGTTTACTGAAGTTTCCCTTCTTGACAAAAGTTATTTGATTCTCAAACTTGTCTATCAGTTGATCTGATTTGTGACTGATTACAAATATGTTTGTGTTTCCACTTAGAACCTGCATGAGTTTTAAGAACTCATCGGTTCCAACAACATCCAATGATGAGTCAAAGACTTCATCCAGTATCAGCAAATTTGTGTTGGCACTGTTCTTGAGTCTGGCGATCTCTCTCCATGCAAGAAGAAGAGCCAAGTCTATTCGCATCTTCTCTCCCTCTGAAAATGACATATAACTAAAACTGTCTCTGTGTCTGCTCTTAATTGTTTCGTTGAAGTTTTCATCCAAGTGAAACTGTGCAAAGAAACCCATGTCAGCAAGATACTTGTTGATCAGTTTATTGATGATAGGCAAGTAGTGACGAATGATCTTTGACTTGATTCCAGTGTCTTTGAGAAGGTTGCCAACACAACCTAGTAAAAGAGCATCCTCTTTGTATTCACTCTTTGTCTTGATCAACTCATCAAGTTGAATTTTGTTGTCTTTTAAATCTGTTGCAGACTTGGTGCTTTCTGAATCGGATGTCTTTTCTGACAACTCTTTGATCTCTTTCTGCAATTTGGTTGTATACTTTTTGTTCGAGTCTACCTCACCGCGAAGTTGAACAATCTTCTCCTGTACTGATTTTAGTTTCAAGGACACCTCTCGAAGTGAATCCAATTCCTTGTTTACTGATTCAATCTCTTTGTCAATTTTCATCAAACCATCGGTGTATTGTTTCTTCTTGTCCTCAAATCTTTCGATAAGAACTTGCTTTGTTTCGGTGGGAACGTCTTGTGTGCATGTCGGGCATGTCTGCATTTCCTCAGTTTCTTGGTGTGTTCTTTCAATGCGATCATGGTTTGACTTGATCATTGTTCGTGTATTTTCAAACTTGTTTAGTGACTTCTTGATCGTTTCTATCTTGCTGGTTTTTTCCAGTAGAATTGTTTGACTTTCAATGAGAGAATCTATTGCCTTCTCTTTATCGGCTACTCCACTTTCAATCTCTTCGATCTCTTGTTGAAGATCATTTATTTTTGACTGATCTAATTCTCGGAGCGTTTCGATATGAGACTCAAGCATCTCGATCTTGGACTTGATTGTATTCATGTCTCGCTCAAGATCCTTCAACTCTTCTTTCTTTAGGGACACTCTATTCTTGAGAACAACATTCATCTCAGAGAACACTTGAATGTCCAGAACATCTTCGATGACTTGTCTTCTGTCTAAAGCAGACAACTGCATAAAAGGAACAAAGGATGAACTACCAAGAATCACAACTTGTGTGAATGACTTGTAGTTCATCTTGAGAATATTTTCCTCAAGCATCTTTTGGTAGTCTTTAGCCTTTGCATCTTGATTGATGAGACTGTCGTTCTTGTATATCTCAAATCTTTTTGGCTTGATTCCTCTTATGACTTTATATTCATCTTCCCCAACATGGAACACAACTTCCACCAAGCAACTTTTCTCGTTGATAGTATTGACTAGTTGAGGTATGTTTATCTTTCTGAATGGTTTTCCAAACAAAGCAAAGGTAACGGAATCCAGTAGTGCAAAGGATTTTCCGTGACCATTCATACCAGAAACAAGAGTTGTTCTATGTTTGTCTAGGTTTATCTTTGTCGGATTGTTTCCAAAACTACCGAAGTTCTGGAATTCAACATACTTAAATCTAATCATTATCCTCCTTTCTTTTGGTTACATTTATTGCAGGGTTTTTTTGTGTTGTTGTATGGAACAAGATTGTTGAGCATTTCTTTTCTCTTGCGACAGGGTTCACAACCCTTCTTCTTTTTTATGTACTCGATCTTGAGTCCATCACCAACCTTGTGAATGATTTTTTCTACGGTATCTCCCAATCCCTCTGAGGGGTTTTCTTCTTCGGTCATTGTGATATTGCCTCCATGTATATGTCTTGTATTAGATTCTTGAGTTTGGATACATTTATCTCTTCCATTTGAGCATAGAAATCTTCGGCTTCTTTGTAGATCAATGCTAATGTGTCCAATGTCATGTCAGCAAGTTCATTGTCTTCTATGCTACTATTATCATTCTCAATTATGGTTACGCTTGCAACTTTTGCATCATATAGATTATCGACAAGTGTATCCAGTTTACTTTGACTTTTCTTTTCCCGAACAAAAACTTTTAAATACTTACCTTCATAATGACTCAAATCTGAAATCATCAAATCATCTGTGTAATCAATATGTAGGTACATTCTATCCTCATTGACCACAAAGTTCAACTGATCTGTTGTGGTGTCATAGATGTAGAATCCTTTTGGTTCGTGTAGATCTGAAAATGTTATTTGATAAGGTGTTCCTAGATACTGAACATTGTTTTTTGTGTGTCTAGTGTGAAAGTGTCCAGACCATACTCGATCAAACCTTCTAAGAAGATTATCGTTCATTCCTCCATCAAACTGGACACCCCTCATCACCTCGTAACCTCTAAGTTCAAAGTGACCACAGACGATATCTGCGTGCGTGTTCTTTAGAAACTCATCACACTCTTCTTTGTTCTCCTTGTTGATCCAAGGAATCATTCCGAAGACCTTGTTGCCGATTTCTATCTCAGATGGATTTTCTATGACAATAAATCTAGTATAGCGATCACCAAACAATTCTTTGATTGAGTTTATGTCATTGGTGTTTTTGTAGTATGTGTCGTGATTTCCAATAAGACAATACATCGTGATGTTCATCTCTTCCAGTTTCTCGATGAACCTTTCACGAACCTGATTGAGTGTATTGAAGTTGACGAACTTTCTTCTATCCATCAAGTCACCAAGATGAATTATTGTGTCTATTCCTTGCTCTTTGCAAGCAGGAAGAAATTGGTTCTCAATGAAACCAAGAAAGTAATCTAAAAATTGTTGTGAGTCGTTACGCGCGCCAAAGTGAGTATCGGTTAGAATAGCGATTCGCATTGATCTTCTCCATCATCCTTTTTATTAGTCTTCTTTGACTTTTTCTTTTTGGGAGTGAAGTTTTCTATATCCATAGATGTAAGATTGAAGAAGTCAGCGTAGGGGTTGTTGGACATCTTATCTGGATCAAGTAGTTTAGCAATGTCACCAACACTGTCTGCTGTTTCTAGTATCTTGTACTTGATATAGTTCTGCTTCTTTTCCTTTTGGATTCTGCGAAGAAAAGCATAGTAGATAATCTGAGTGAAGTATGAAAAGGGATTGCTTGACTTTGTTGGACAGAAGTTACTGGCATACTGAACACAATTCTCTATGGCATCGCCTATCATTTCTTCTCTATATGGATAGTTTATGAAGTTTGCTCTAAGAGAAAGTCTTTCCGCTATCAAAAGAAAACACTCACCAACATAATCAGGTATGGGTGGTTTTTCATCTCCAGTGTTCTCTGCCTCAACGACGAGTCTCTTCCACTCGGTCATTGCCTTTAGGAACTTTTCATTATCTACATAGTGGCTTTCTTCTGACATATTATGAAAGATAATCCTCTGGGTCTGGAGACCAGTCACAATAACTTGATCCGTATTTTGGATCAGCCTCTTCATCAATCAGTTTTTCTTTCTTGCCTTTTTGCTGCTGAATGATGTTTCTTATCAAGTCTTCTGGAGACTCTTCGTCATCACTAAAATCCTCTTCCTCTTCTAGACCTTTTAGATGTTTTAATATATCACCTGTATTCATGTTTTTGATTTGTTTCTCTATGTCATTGAAAAGGTTTGCAAGACCCTTTTCGTCTGATGTTTCTGGATTGTTATCATCAAACTCTTTTTGTTTGGAGTATACCTTCAGAACATCAGAACTTGGTGTAAATATACCAAGTATAAAGTCTTTGTCAACTACAAATTCATTGGATGTTGTTGATTTCAACCAGTCAGTGAGGACCATAGCCTCATGTCGGCGACCAAGACCATCAACAAAGTTCATGTATTTGATCTCCATCGGACGAAACAACTTTAGTGTTGTCTTGTTACTTTCTGTCAACTCAGCGATGAGATTGTCACCACTTTTCAGTTTCAGTATCTTTAGTCTATGCGACATTTAGCCCTCCTTTTAGGTTGATATTGATTTGGGCATATTGAAAACTTTCACCATCATATATTTTGAGCCTTTCCTCAAAGTGACGGAGTGTGTGGTTCTTGTATTTTTTCCAAGAGAGGTCATCTGCGATGTCATATAGTTTTGCAACATCTTTATGCTCCGACTTCCGCAATTGCCGACCTATGCTTTGCAACACTCGAATCCTGCTTTTGGATGGAGATGCAAACACAATATTATGTAGGCGTTTGATGGATACACCAGTGCTGAAGGTTCCATAGGACGCAATGATGACAGCATTTTCTGTCTTTTCAACGAACTTTCGAATGGTTTCTCTTTGCTCTGCATCTGTTCCTCCATGAACAAAAAACACTTGCTTATCTGGAAACTCCTTCTTCATCATCTGATGCAATACCTTTCCATGCTTTTCCACAAACTGAAACAGAACCAATGTGTTTCCCTTGAGGTTGTTTGTCAATCTACACACAAACCTATTTCTCTCTTCACACGACACGATGTAATCTATCTCATCTTGATATGTGGATCTTTTCAGTTCAGATCTCACCGACTCTGAATGCTTGAGAAGTATAGCATCTATCTTGAGTGTTGACAACAACTTTCTTTCCATAAGTGTCTTCGTCTTTGTCACCTCATACACAGGACCAAATAACCCCTCGATTACCAACTTGTGTGTCAGTGAACCATCAAGTGTTCCTGTTGTTCCTATACGCACAGGACAGTCCTCCAGTTTGGTCATTATTGAAGTAAGTGACTTAGCCTTGAAAAGATGGCACTCATCTCCAAACACAGCACCAAACTTGGAAAAGTATTCTTTGGGTTGCTTGTATATGCTTTGCCATGTGGAGATAATGACTCTCTTTTTAAGATCATCCTTCTCTATGCCAGACATTACTCTGTGACAGTTGGTTTCCACACACCACTTGTCATTCTTTGCATAGTCCTTGAAATCAGAATACAGTTGAGACACCAGACTTGTTGTTGGAACAATGATCAATATCTTTTTGTCCTTGGGTAGTTTATCCAAGTGATAGCGAACCATAGTGTATATCATCAGACTTTTACCTGAGCCTGTAGGAGAAACCAGAAGAGTTCTATTTGCATAGAGAGCATGACGAATGGCATCCAATTGATGTTCATGTGGTTTCATTGGAATCTTAAGTTTTTCTTCTGCATATGAAAGCAGATGCTCAGTTGTATGAGCATTTCCCGGTGGTGGTATCTTTGTTCCTCCTCTTGATTTCACAAACGTATATCCACGCGCATGGGCAAAAGACTCCACATAGTTTTCAAGACCTGCGTAGATCAACTGAGAAAACATATTGTAGAGTTTGATCTGACCATCCCATATTCGCTTGCGATATGCAGGCATGTAGGTGTGACCGGGAACTTTGAAAGTAAAATAGTCTGAGAGTTCTTTTGCAATGCCTCGCTCGCACCGAACTCTTATATTTACACTATCAACATATTCAACCAGTATATCTGTCATTCCCCAATATGTAGGGAATTAGTTGCCGGCTAGAAATTTATTCCAATCAATCGCGTTTCGAATCTTGTTGTGACGATAGGTGATCTCCTTTACCACAGAATCAACATACTGACACAACTCCTTGTAGTATGTCACCTGTTCAGAAAGTGTAATCAGATCATCATCACCTTCCATGTAGATTGCCATGTCCTGCTTGAGAATTTTATACTCAAAAGGTTCCCAATTCAATCGTTGCAAAGTTTCCTCG